AATGGTTTAGCAAATATACTAAATGGTAAATAATTGTACGAATGTTATACAAGGTTTGTACATAAATTTTATGCGCGGTTTTTGGCATTCTAATTTTCCACCATGCCAAAAGAAATACTCCTGTATTCAACAATATATTCCTATACGGCGACTGATTTTATCAACCAGTTGGAAGCCGCAAAGGGGCAGGATGTTGTTATCAGGGTAAACACTAATGGCGGCAACCCGGAAGATGCTTTTGGCATGATCGCCAAGCTATCGGAGCGCACAAAGAATACTGCTATAAAAGTTGACGGAAAGGCGCACTCTATGGGGGCATTTCTTTTAGCCTATGCAGACAGCGCAGAAGCTCTCGATGTATCTCAATTCCTGATTCACCGTGCCGCTTATCCCTCGTGGATAGAAAGCAATAAGGAATACATGACGCAGCAAATGTGGGATAGCCTTAACCTGGTTAACGGCAAGCTGCGGGCAGCATTTGAATCTAAGGTAAACGTAAAAGCATTCGAGGCTCTTAAAGGCGTTACTCTTGACCAGATATTCTCGAATGACGGTCGCAAGGAAATAATGCTCACCGCCCCGGAAGCAATGAGCATTGGCCTTATAGACAAGATAAGCGCTATAACCCCGGACAAAAAAGCAGAGATCAACAGCCTTTGCAGTTCCATAGGCATGGCGGCCCTCTATGAAGAAGCGGAAGCAACAATAACAAGCACTCAACCAAATAAAGATAAAATGGCAGAGATCAAAACGCTGGATGACCTGAAAGCCCAGCACCCCGATATTTTTAAGGCCGCCAAAGAAGAAGGCGTAACCGAGGAGCGCAGCCGCATACAGGCATGGCAGGCGTGGAAGGAGATAGATGCCGAAGCAGTTGAAAAGGGTATCAAAGAAGGTAAGGTGATAAGCCCTACGGATATATCCGAGTTTTCGGCCAAGGCGGTAAGCCCTGACAGGCTGAAGAAGATAGCCGGCGATAACCCTAAGGACATACCTACAGGGGAAGACCCCGATAAGCCCGGCGAACCTACTGCTGAAAGCAAAGAATTCTGGAACGCAGTAGCAGAAAAAACAAATACCAAAAGCTTAAAAATAGCATAAGATGAGCCAGCCAACAATCAATAACTACGATACTACAAAGCTGTTCCTGGGCAGGAATAAGTATAAGACAGCGACCTACACCAACAATACCGGCGACACGGTGACGCTGTCGGCCGGGCGTTTGATGGGCCGCATCATCTCTAGCGCCAAGGTAGCCCCGCAGACGGGCACGGCAACAGATGGCAGCGAGATACCGCGCTTTGTGCTGGCAGATACCTATACGGTAGCCAACGGGGCAAGCCAGACCGTAACACTCTGCTATGCCGGTATGGTAGCAAGCGGTGAGCTGATATTCAACGGCTCCGATAGCCTCACAACACCGCTGGACGAATATATGACCAGCCCCACGACTGACTATGACCGCATAGGCATACTGGAAGACCTGCTGATCGCTAATTCGCACATAGAGCTGATAGCAGGCACTGAACTGACCGCAAACGACAACCAATAACAAACAAAAGAAAAAAACATAAGCGATGGCATCAATACCAAGCTCACAGGCAAGAGCGCAATTCACACAGGCAGCTACGGGAGTATTCCGCGAGAAGGTCATGGTAATGGCGTTCCTGCGCTCATTCTTCCCGACAAAAGAATTCATGACCCGCTACCTGTCGCTGGAAGTGCAACGTGGCACGGAGAAGATAGCCGTGGATGTAAAGCGCGGCACTGAAGGTAATTTCAACACCTTCAGCAAATCGACAGAAAAGATCTTCGACCCGCCATATTTCGCGGAATGGTTCAACCTTAATGAGCTGGACCTTTATGACCGCATGATCGGCAGCTCCAGCATAGACGACGGCGTATATGCAGCCTTGCTGGAACAAACCAGCGATAAAATGGGCGAACTGGTGAAGAAAATAGAGCGCGCCTATGAAAAGATGTGCGCTGATGCCCTTACGTTCGGAACGATAACACTTGTTAACGGTGACAGCGTAGATTTCAAGCGCAAGGCCGGCAGCCTTGTTGCAAATACCGTAGACAATACCTGGGCAACCGGTACCGTAGACCCATGTGCAAACATTGCAGAAGGCTGTACATTCCTTCGCACAGACGGTAAGGTGCAGGGCGGTGTGTTCAACCTTATCATGGGATCCACGGCATTCTCTGATTTCATCAATAACACGATCATCAAGAGCCGCGCCGACATACGCAGGTATGAGCTGGTGAATGTGGCCGCTCCGCAAAGGAATAGCCTTGGCGCCTCCCTGCACGGCCAGGTGAGCTGCGGTTCTTACCTCGTTAATCTCTGGACATACCCCGAGTATTACGAGGATGCTAACGGAACCCTGCAGCCATATATAGACCCCAAGAAGGTGATACTGCTCCCTGAAGCGCCAAACTTCGCGCTAAACTTTGCGGCCTGCCCGCAGTTGATAGACGAGCAGAACCCAACGGTAAAAACGGGCGCTTACTTGTTCGTTGAAGACCGCAACGCATGGGAAGGTGTACATAAGTATGGTGTACGCAGCGCAGGTGTGCCCATGCTGAAAGGCGTAGACCAGGTATGGACCATGCAGCCTGTAGCATAAAAAGAAAATAATATCAGTTAACCATAAAAGGCGGCGATAACACGCCGCCTTTTTTAAATACTATAACGATGCGAAAATTCAGAGTTATTTGCCTCAATGTTCTTGGACATTCGAATAAGATATACAGGCATGGCGATATAGTGCCCGAAAGCGCATTCCCACCGGGACATGCCGACGAATACGTAAAGAGCAAGCACATGGAAGAGGTGTTTGAAGAACCTGAAATTGTCGAGCCAAAAATCAGAGAGTTCAAAAAAGCTGACACAGGGACAGATGCGCCCGTAGTTCCAGAAGAACCCAAGGTCCAGGAACGCAATGTAGCTAATGTGCCGGTACAGAAAAAAAAGACGCATAAGAATAAATGAGCCTCCTCGATCAAATAGCGGAAGATATCAGGCAGATCGCCAGCAATGGCGATGAGTTTGCCGTGGAAGCGTTTTTCCAGGCACCTGGCGGGCAGGAAGCGACCGTCAATGTTATCGCTACCAAATTTGGTATGGCAGTTGACGCGCAGAGCGGAACAGCGGTCAATTCCAAATCGGCCAGCCTGTCCGTATCCGAAAAGACGCTTACGGATGCGGGATATACCGTAAGGAACGCAAATAATGAGGTAGCGCTTATAAAACACAAGGTAAGCTGGACCGATAGCAGCGGCACTACGTGGAAATACCAGATCAGGGAAAATATACCGGATGAGACCATAGGGCTAATTGTCTGCATCCTGAGCGATTATAAAGAATAGAAATGGGATTACTCGATGGCATTATACCTACGCAGAATTTTGAGCTTATCCGTGACAGGATAGCTTATATAGCTGCATTGGAACTGCAGGGGCAGGTAGATATGGCCAGCCCTGCCGGTGTGGCCCCGGAGGTATATATCGAGCGCAATATACGGGTAGATAAAGAAGAGGTGCCCCTTGTCAACGTGTTGTATGGACGCAGCGACTATAGCAATATGAATGTAAGAAGCGTAAGCGGTGATAACCTGTTTTTTATCGATGTATATACCAGTTCTGCAAGTACCGCAGACGACCAGGGAGATAAATTAGCATCAATAATCCTTGGTAAGATAATGGGTCAACTGAGAGCTATTTTTCAAAATCCTGTTTATATGCGCCTTGGATTTGCAGCGCCTTCAATAGAACGGGTATATGTAAACGCTATGTATGTGGCGGATAAAGACAGCGTGAAGGATGCGCTTTGCCAGACTGTAGGGCGTATCGAACTGATGGTGAAGGCCCCGGAGAACGTAGAACTAAAAACAGCTACGGCGTTTGGAGGGGATGATACTACGGTAAAATTGTCGGAAACAGATAAAGGATATAAATGGGTATTTAATAGTTAAAACATGAAATGTACAGCAATCATAGTAATATTTATTTTATTGGCTGCCTGTGCCAGCGCCCAGACCGTGCGTAGTTATAGCGCTACACATTGGATGATAGACAGCACAGTAGTGGCCAAGGCCAGCACATCGCTGCATATATATGGCAGTCTCGTGGACATACAAACCGATATCGCCACATGGCGGAAGGTGAACATGGCCAACGTAAGGAACGGTGACGGCGATAGTGTATTCGGGACGGCGGCGGCCTTTGAGACCTATATGAATGACCTGCTGGTGAGCGAGAGCAGCGTGGACACGACACAGATAGCCACCCGGGCCTATGTAGATAATGCACTGGGCGATGTGAGCGTGGATACTACAGTATTGGCCACGCGTGGGTATGTGGACAGCCTGATATCGCTAAGAGAGGCTACAGCCACAAAGACCACCGGGCGGATGCTGGCCAATGGTAACAGCGTATCGACCGAAGGATATTTTACCGCAGCAATGAGCACTATATCGACCAGCAGCGCGATTGTGGCGGCGAGCTATGATGCGACCAATCTTTTGCCTAACTATAACTACTTCAGATATACGGCCGGGGCATCGAAGAACCAGAGCGCCGAGGTGTATATGAGCACGGCAGGTAAGGGGCCCATTATGGGGGCAGGGAGCGGGGGCTCAAAAATAGTGTTTACGTTCGGGCTACTGGATTATAAATCGGACCAGCGGGTATTTGCCGGCTACCTGAACAGTACAGGATCT